AGGTTGAGGGTGCGTTCCAGGCCATTTTGGACGCCGCGCCGACCAAGGAGTCCGATGGTGTCACGGTGACGGGTCTGAAGGCTCTCCTCGAGGCTTAGAGGCCAGGGGCGTTTGTAATACAAGTCAAAACACAATGGGTATCAACGATGAGTATTCGCGTGATGCGTACAATTACGACCTCGCATACGATTCGGACGGATCGGACGAGTTTGACAACGAACTCCATCCAGAAGACTGGCAGGACATGTACTCCCAGGAACTCCTCGATGGTTGGATGAAGATTCGTGAATATACCGAATCTCGTTATATTAATCTTTCGGCCAAGTTCCCGGACTTTGTCGATCTCGTCCTTGGTCGCGTTCAGTGGTTCCAGGAACACGAGTCGGCACCGACCCACATCGAGATTTGGAACCTCATCAGCAACCTCCCGGTCATTTCAGATCGGGTCCAGGCTGAGAACTTTTTCGGGTGGGCTGAAAAATATATCGGATATTTGTAAAGATGTTCGACGTTACCGGCCCCAAGGTTCTCATTCCAGCCATCCTGTTCGCCGTGCTGAGCCCAGGCATGCTCCTGGCCCTGCCATCCGGCGCCGGTCTGCTGGTCCAGGCCGTGTTCCACGCGCTGGTCCTGTCCCTGGTCTACTGGGCGATTGCCAAGTTTGTGCTGAAGATCAGCCTGACCAAGGCTGACCTGTTCGTCCCAGCGGTGCTGTTCGTGCTGCTGACCCCAGGTCTGCTGCTGACCATCCCACCCAAGAACGCCGGTCTGTTCCTTTCAGGCCAGTCCTCACCGATGGCCGTGGGCGCACACACCCTGGTGTTCGCTCTGCTGTTCGCCTTCCTGCGCGGTCAGTTTCCCCAGTATTATTAAACTAAAATCATAGAATGGTCCGATGCCTATCCATCGGGCCAGGAGCCATGGGCTTCTTCCTTTATTTAGGAGTTCTATCAAAACTAAAACAAGAAGGACGGCTTGATGACCTCGAAGAAATCTCGGGGGCGTCAGCCGGTGGCCTATTAGGCTTCCTGTTTCTCGCGACGAAAGGGGACATCCCCAAGGTTCTCGACTACGCTCTCGACGTGCCCGTGAAACAGATTATGAAACCAAATTTGAAAAACTTCATGAAGAATTATGGACTCGTATCTCCGACCAAAATTCGAAAGGTACTATCCGAAGCGTGTATTAAATTCATGGGTAGGCCCGACGTCACGTTCGAAGAGTTGTACGCGTGGCACCCCATCAAGTTCCACGTTAGTGCCTACTGTGTGGACTTGATGAAGACTGATTATTTTTCTGTAAATTCCACTCCTAAATTGAGTGTGCTCGACGCCGTCAGTGCGACCATCGCAATTCCTTTTCTATTTTCAACTGTAAAAATCGGGGAGTGGACATATATCGACGGAGGTGCGGCCGAGTCCACGCCCTCCGGGCCCTTTTTGGGAAGGAGCAGTGACGTGCTCGCGATGAAGCTCGGATGGTCCCGTCCCGCGCCCGTCACGGATCTCAAGTCTTACGCCACAGGGATTCTCTATTCTACTATGAAATTGAGAGCCGTGTATGAACTACCGACCCTTGACCTGGACCTGGGCGACTCTGACGTGTTTGATTTCGGTGCGTCAAATGACGGGAAACTTCGGATGTTTATGAAGGGTCACGCCACCAATTTTTCTTGACACCTAGTAAATGAAGTCCGCTCTGCGTTCCAGCCACGTCCGCAAAACCACTCGCCGCGTCGTCCGCGTGACCCGCCGTGACGGAACCCGGTACTCTTACGTCCGTAAGGCGGGTATGAGCCGTGTGTCGGCCGTTCCCGCCAAGGATGTCGGTGCCGCCGGCAAGAGCACCAAGGTTATCGGCAAGCTCAAGGGTGGCATGCTCACCAAGTACGGCTACCACCCAGTCGAGGCGAAGACCAACCGCCACAAGGCGCTCAGCATGGGCATCAGCAAGGGTGAGAAACCCCTGGCCGTCATGCGCCGTCTGGTCGCCATCAGCACCCTGACCAAGCGGACCCTGCCCCGCGCGTCCCGCATCTACAAGCAGGACGCCATGTGGATCCGCAGCAAGTATGCCAAGTCTTTCGGACGTCGTTAATTGTTTACACGACGGGGGCTGGCGCGCACGCTGCGACGCATAGACGAGGCCGCACCACGGATAGATCGTCCGGCTATAGTTCGAGCACCACGGGCGACACTACTAGCCCGGCGCCGAACAACATTACCTGCCCGGCTCAGTGTATAATCAGCACCATAAGCCAACGCTATCAATGCCGCTGCTTCAGCCGGGTGGCGACGGGCTAGATCGACAATGACAAGTGAAACGGCGACTTGGGCTGAAACGCCCATGAGTCGCGCAACGCGGCGGAGCTGCGTGTACAAGGTCTGGGCATTGCGATAAGCCTGCATTTTCTGGTGATATTTATCTATATTTTTTTCATTAGCGAAAAAAATATAGAATAATCTAAATGAGCGCAGAGCGCAATAACGATAACGTGTTTTATAATGCGAAACAGACTTTCAATAACGCGTCACAGCGGCAGACGAATGAGAATCGCATGCGCCGCCAGCTTTTCTCAGGACCAACTTCAGCAGGCCCCGCGCGACCGAGACGCGCATGGGGGCCTCCCCCAAGGCGAATTACGAATAGAGCTAGTCTTTTGGGAAATAATAGACGCAATGCATTACAAAACGCGAATCCCGTGGCGCGCCAACTTCTCCGCGACGCGCCTGTACTGACGTCTCAAGCACAAGTGACCAATTATGACAAGTTGGCGACGGCAACTGCGGCTCAAGTTTCACTCGGTCTCCGAGAAACTTCCGCTAATATTAGAGGGAATATCGCAAATCTACAAGCAGCTGTGGCTGAAATCGCCAAAGCACTCAAACTCAACGCCAAGGATGCCAAAGACACGTTAAATATGGTCAGGCAAAACGCATATAATAAAAATTTTAGCAAGGTTTCTTGGAAAGAGGTTCCGGCGTGGCTGAAGTATAAAATGGCGGTGGGGTGGAAAACGGCCATAGTTAAAACTGCCACGTCGCCTATTACAATTCCTTACTCTATAGTGAAGAACGCCTTTGTAGTTCCGGCATTTACAGGTATCAAAATTATGGGCTCTCCCGTGTATAAAATTTATTGCCTTTTCATGGGGGTTGTTGTGATATACGGAACTCGGGTTGTTGTTGGAATGGCGTTTGATAATCTAGATATTAAAGAATTTAATCAGATATGCGACGCGCTTCCAAAGACGTGCGTCATGGCCGGAACGTACTTGGCCCCTGTTCGTGCATTAGTCGCTGCAGTATGGGGACAGATAGGAACGCAACTCATGTCAAATACGGAAAGAATTCGTATAGTGTTTGCCGGAGTATGGACGGCTGTGTTGGCTGTGTTGGCTAAACTCAATTGGGTAATGAGATTATTCGCTTGATATTAAAATATTTTTAGATTATAAATGCCTGTGACGCCAATGGACATGCGGGTACTGGAACTCGTTTATACTACAGGGCAGATGGGTGTGGATCCGAAAAGCCCGATTGGTATTTACGTTCAAAAACTCCAAGACGAGTACGCCAAAACATTACGAAAAGAACCTAGTTTATTTGGTTCTAAATATAAAATTTCAAACGCTAATAAAATGTTAAATTCTAGAACTGTTGCGGCTAATAACAAGGGAATTGTTACTAAAACTATGCAACAGAACATGTAAACTATACCCACACAACAGGATCCCAAATCCCGTGGATCGCCGGACCCATAGGATAAAAAGGTTCAATAGACCACTCACCCGTGTGACTCAACAAGTCCATGAGGATATGGAACATATAAATTTTTCTATATCTTGAATTTCGAATCAAAAATAGAAACCATAAAGAGTGTGGCAACTTATAAAACCAGTTGTATGAGTACCAGTTTTTTATCTCCCGCCAAGGCGTGTTCGGATCCACGAACGCCCCCCCGGGTGACAAAAAAAGTGCCATGGGCAGGTCAGGGGCTATCGCCCAAAAGGCATCTTCCAATCCCAACACTCCAAAGTAAAGTCGTGACGTCACCAAGTGTCCTATCCAGAACATCCCTTCTAAAGGATAACATTCCTTTCCAAACAGGGGTCATGGAGTTTGTGCTCCGCAAAACCGCAGATGACATTTGGGCATCGCTGGGACCGGGCTACAGCGAGTCTGTGTACCACTGCGCCTTTGAGGTGGCCCTGCGCTCGCTTGGTTTGTACTATGAGACCGAGCGCATAGTGCCCGTGTATTACGCAGGTCAGAACGTCGGCCACGTCCGAGCCGACCTCATCGTAGATCGCAAGGCGGTGATAGAGCTCAAGTCGGTTGGGCGTCTTTCAGACGGCTACCGAATTCAGACCCAGAATTACCTCCAGCTTTTGGATTTAAATGAGGGCTACCTCATCAACTTCCCAGACAAGAGGGGACCTCTTGAGTTTGAAACCATCGCGCGCGACAAACCCGTCACGCCGACCCTGGACCAGATTGATTGTTAATTCAAGTTTTTATAAATTCCCATTGTAATTCATCGCAAATTTTCTTCCAAATTTGGTCCTGAATGTAGAGCTTCTCTTTAGATTTGAGCAGGGGGAAACACGGTAGGTATTCATCGTGTCCTAAAAGTTCCACCATTTTGTACAATACAAAACTGTAACTCAAAAAATTCTTTCTATTAGCTGGTTTATGTTTCTCAAAAGGAGCTTGTATCTTGTGGAACATAAGCCGGAGCTTATCCTCGAGTGCCTGTGGCATTGTAGGTGGCTGGATGCCGTTTAGAATAGTCGCGATATAGGGTACATGTTCATAGTATTTGGCGTAATTAAGTTTCTTTAACAAATTCTTAACCTTTTCGTGAGTAATTTCAGATAGATCTTTGATCTTTTGCTTTTTGAATTCTGATCTTAATTGGTCAACAACAATGTCCGGTACACTCGTCGACTCTTTCGCCTGAAACTGACTTATCCACTCGTTAAAGTGATTCTCACGCTTGTAAGAATACACGACGTTCTTCTCCATCTCTTGTTCCTCCTTGAACCCCATCTCGTTTCCTAGAATGTATTCAATCATCCCGCACTTTGAACAGGCCTCCTCGCTCAACACCTCGTCAAAAACGCGTGTATACATGGCACCACACCCCTTGCACGGTTTCAGGTGGTCATCTTGACCCTTCGAACACGAGTCGAATTGGCCTTCAACCTCGTTCATGTACCTTTTGTAAATGTCCTGCCTTTGCACACCCTTTCGACTCGACACCTTTAAATTAAGCAACTGCTTAGTACTCACCTCTTCTGAAGCCTCGGCTGTGTAGTCCTTTATTATGTTAACACAGTCCAGTAGGTACTCGGCCAGTTCATCTTGAGACGTGCACTCTTGGACTCTTGTATTAAACCTAGCCTCCATCTCTGATAATTGACGTTAATTTTTAAGGATCAATTTTAGGTGCTAAATAGAACTTCAGATCTCCTAAATTAGCAATCGTATATCTGAAGATGATTGGCATGTTCTCATTTTCAGAGTCCTGCATGAGCTGGACGCTCGAGCACATATTGGTCGCCTTGGTGAACAGATTGATGTACTTGAGGCTGAAGGTGTTTCCCGTGCGCTTGACTGGAGGGTCCGGGAACTCGATGCTCGTCATCTGGTCTGCAAAGTCACCCTTGCAGCTCAGGATCAACTTCTGATCCTCCCGAATGATGTCCATCTCGACCGCCAGGTTACCCATGTCACGGGTGATGCGCTGGAAGTCGACGGACGGCAAAGTCGTCACGACATTCATGTGGATGTCCGGAAACTCGATAATGTCCTCGTTAATGTCCAGCAATTTCAAACGAAATTTCGTCGCCGACTTTTTGATTGGATTATCAATCACAAGATTCATATAGTCTCGGCCATCGATTTGAATGTCGAGCGTGTCCTGCCCCGAAACGCTCTTGAGCAGTTTGTAGACGTTGGACATGTTGAGTCCGGCGGTGACATCAGTCGCGCACTCGTACTCCTCAAAGTTGTCGGCCGCCAAGTTCATATGCACGAGTGTGACGCGCGCTGTATCCAGGGTCAAAATGTGGATTCCAGTGGCTGTGAAATACACATTGACGTCGTTGATGATATCCTTGAGCACCTCGAAGACCGACTTCAGGGCCGAAGCCTGAATCGTCTTCAGATGCATTCTTGTTTTCAAGGGGTGGCAATTCTTTAACGCTGTCCCACGTTCTGGAAGGCGTCCTGGACGTCGCCACCGATCCGCGCTTCAAGTTCGGGAGTCAGGCGGGGCTGCAGGGATTCTCCGTAACGTTCTATCTCGAACATATCTGGATTGTCTGTTCCGTCGAGGTTGGCTCCTGCGCCATTTTCCCACGACTCAAAGTCGCACGGCACCATGGACTCCAGCCACGCCTGAACCTCTTTGCCCACCAGCATCTTTCCGTCATTTGTGACGAGGGTCGGGACGCGAGTGACTTTCTTGGACGGTATACCCTGATCATTTACATTCCAAAATCTAACAATCTCAAGGAGGGCCGGCTGTGTCTTGATGTACAATAGAATATCTTGAGACCATTTGCATTTATCAGAGTAGACCAGTAAGGCCATTTAAATTTACAGAGTTTTTTTCAATCAATATTTTTTCGCAGTAAATGGTAATGAAGGACCTGATCATACTGTTGCTGGTTGCGTTAATTCTTTTTCTAATTTGGAACGGCCGACAGGGGGCTGGTTACTCCGCCGAGGCGAGTCCTTCGTCCCTCGGTCCCAGCGACGCCCCCGTGTCCCCTGACGTTACACAGGTCATCATCGAGCAGGTCCAGAAGCGGCTTCCCGCAACTTACCCCCTGGAAACCCTCTACATCAAGAGCCGGGGTGAGGGTAAATATGACGCTCGGTTCATGTTCTTCAACACCGAGGGTTATTTTGGTACCCAATACGACGTCAGTGCGAATGTCGGGACGGATGGTTCCGTTCAGATTCTGAGCCAAACCGAGACGGCCGTCACCGGTGACTCTGCCAACCCAGGCTACAAACCCGACAAGTACCAGTCGTATGATGTCATAGAGTCGAATCTCGATCAGCAGCTGAAGGATGCTCTCAAGGCGAACAAGGGTACGCCCGGCGGCCTGATCGGCACTCCCCGTGAACTGGCGAGCGGGTCACCCGCGCCAGGGCCGTCCCCATCTTATTAAAAGTGAATTATAGATGGAAATTGCTTCCGCCAAAGAAATGATGGCGGCCGAAAAGAAAAAGGGGGCTGCGAAAAAGGAATACTATAAAGCTTTGCTTGAACAATTTTCCAGGAAAATTAAACACTCTGTAGAACTGGGTAGAAAAGAGGCGATCCTGACCATCCCTTCGTTTTTGGTCGGATACCCCAAATACGACCTGGCGGTTACGGTCGTCTACATGTCACGGCAGTTGGGACGCCTCGGCTACAAAGTCGAACTCGTGGGACCCCTGGACCTCAAAGTGACATGGCGAAAGACAAGCGAGCGCTCCGAAGAGGAGCAAGAGGAGGCTGATCCTGGCGTGTTCTTGCCGAGCCTCGTGAACCTTCAAAAGACGGCACAGAAGTTGAGGATAATTAAGAAGTAGTATCGCGTCCGCTTCGCAGTTAATAATTCTTCGAATGTATTAACGATGGATATCCTCAACGAGTCCGAGCGCCGCTTCACCAAGAAACTGTGCGATGCCATGATCCCCGTGATGATCGAGGCCTTTTGGGAGATTTGGCTCGAGGCCAAGAAGGAGTCCCAGGGCAAGAACACGACGCGGGTCTTCCAGGAGCTTCTGCGTGGCGTCAAGACGTGGAACTCTTCAATTTCACTCAAAAATACAGAGGCTATCATGAAGAACCAATCTCTGTTCCCGAACCTCCTCGCGGCCGTGTTTGTGATTCACGTCAAGATTCTGAGCGCCATCAGAACCGACCGCAAGTCCAAGAAGATCAGCATCAAGCTCCCGGCGAACGACGTGTTCGTCCAGCGGTGCTACGAGGCCTGCGCCAAGGACCTGTACGAGAGCCCTTTCATCATCAGCGAGAACAACAGCGAGTCTGAGCGCGACGAGGATCTCAACAAGCGCTTTCACAAGCACATCTGCCTCGTCATCGAGGATCTCGTGCCGACGGCCGAGATTCTGAACACGTACCTTCCCATGCCCGAGGCGGGGGCGGACCTGGACATGAATCAAGACGAGGAGGATCCCGAGCAGGACGGCGACGATGACGTTCCAGATATTGATGAAATGCAGGCTATGCCCACTTCAGACGATGTAGCGGGAACGAGCGGAGGAGGTGGCAACGGCATGGAGATTGGCAAGACTCCAGGGGGCGTGGACAACATGGTAACTGCTTCCGATGGCCTCACGCCGCCAGAAGTGCCCGGCGCCACACCGGGAGGCACTCCGGCCCTCCCAGAACAGACGCTCTTCGACGACGCCCCTATGAAGATTCAGAAGATTGGCGTGTAAATCTATTAAATAAGATGTTGTAAAGTACTAGATGGAGCACTACTTCAAAGAGCCTTTTAGTGCAGCCATCATCGCAGCAGCGGCGGTCATGGCCTACGTGTTCGTCAAGGCGAAGATGAACAACGAGGGCAAGGTGAAAAACTCGGACTATTTCAAGAATGCTTTCTTGGTCGGTCTTTTGGTTTACTTTATTATCAGCCAGGGGCAGGGGTCCCACGAGCCATTAATGAGAGAACCATTCTAACTTAAGGAAAACGTTCTATTTTAAATGTAAATGACCACCCTCTCAGCGTTCAATGAGATGTTGGGTCAGTTCCTCGGTGAACTCGCGCAGACCTTCCCCGACGAGCCTAAAATCAAGGAGGCCCAGGCCGCCCCTCCCGGAACGCGCGAATCTTTTGATAAATTTATGCGTGACATCACCCCATGGACGAATCAGATGATGGCCAAGGACGCCGCGTTCTTTTGCGACACCAATACGGTTGCGGTCAACCTGAACCTTCACGAGATTTGGAAGACTGAGGAGTGCACCGACGGGACCAAGGCGGCCATCTGGCAGTACTTCCAGACTCTGTACATGCTCGGCACCACCATCAACATGTTCCCCCCAGAGACGCTGAGCATGATCGAGGCGGCCGCGGAGAATTGTGCGAAAAATATGAAAAAGAGTCCAGATGGTCAGGTTGACGAGGCTTCTCTCATGGCGGGTATGAACAGCATGTTGTCCCAGATGCTCGGCGGCGGTGGTGGCGGTGCGAACCCTTTCGCCGCGATGCTGGGTGGCGTAGGCGCTCCAGCCCCCCGGCAGACGCCCAAGAAGAAACAGAAGCCCACGAAAAAGATTTCTCGGTGAATAACAGATGGACGTGAAGGATATTTTCAAGACCAGTGAGCTTATGAATTTCTGGCCAACTGCAAAGCAGTCGGCAAAGGAGCGGGTCATGGCGACGACCCGTTTCATTCTTTATGCGACAATCATAGTTTACCTTATCAACCGCGACCCTCGCATTTTTGCACTAGGCGCACTGGCGTTCGGTGTTCTTTATTACATGTGGAGCTCGAATCTCATTTCGGACGGCCTCCTTCGCCCAGCCTACGGTGATGGTCGCTCCCCCAGCCTTTTGCGCGACGAGGTGACGCTTCCGTCCGTCACCAACCCTATGGGCAACGTGTTGATGAGCGAATACACCGAAAATCCAGACCGCCCACCAGCGGCTTGGTACCCCAGCGTCCGCGCCGACGTCCAGGCGGCGTGGAGCACCATACACCCTTTCGAGCGTGTTCGCGATGCCGAGCGCAACTTTTACACTACGGCATCTTCGACGATTCCCAACGACCAGAACGCTTTCGCAACCGCCGCATACGGCAAGCAGTTTGCCCCCATGTGCAAGGA